TCATCAAATCCATCATCAACCATGTATGGAAGCCTTGAATATTCGTGATTAGCAACTGACTTGTATTTCCGATTAATCATGTCGTCACCAACTGCATTTCTTCGCTGACATACATTAAGGTAAAGGCATCCGTGCCTGAGTTATGTAACTTGACTCCAATATGACTACCTTGAGTATTAGGATGTTTCTGATCTGAGCATAGTTCTCTTGTTTTAAACATTTTATTTCTAAGGTAATAAACCGCAAAACTACCGTCTGTGGCTGAAGTGAATTTCAAACTCAAGTGCTTGCCTTGAAGGTTGGGGAATTTGATCTTTTTTCGGATTAAGTCTTCAGCTTCCATTGAGTCGGACGCTGACGCTGATTCAGTAGTTGCGTCAACCAAATGCAGAGCGCCCATTGTGTCGGTAGCTTCTGCGGATTCCGTGGTAAGTCCGTAAGCGGTTCTTTCGTTTCCGAATGTATCTGTGGCCTCGGCTGATTCACTTGTGAAATCTCTTAAACTATCGCCATCAAAAGTAGCAGTCGCTTCCGCTGATTCAGAAGTAGCATAACTTAAACTACCACCGTCAAATGTATCTGTTGCAACTGCTGATTCAGTAGTGTAACCGTCTGGTCCGTATTCAGATGTAGGAGGTGTGAAATTTGCTGTCCAACGTGCAATGCCTTTCGATAACCGAAATTCATCAATCCAACCATTAAAGTATAATTCATTTCCGGTTGAATCACATCTCCCTATGGTTAACTGGTAAGACATATCTGGCATAGAACTACTGCTAAGATCAACAATTGTAGTTAACGCGCTGGCACTCCCATCTACATATAACTTTAAACAACCAGCTCCCGTTCCATTCCTTACAGCAGCTACATGATGCCAGTTATCATCACCTAACGGTGAACCAGAATTACCAATAGTTTGCGCAACGACAACACCTGAAGTGTTATAGGCAATAAACGCAATACGTTCAGTATTGGTAATATAGAATTGCCATTTATGGACATTGTCTGCTGTATCAGATTGCGCGCAAATTGTCATAACTGCAGAACGTGATGTTCTCTTAATCCAGCAATCTATTGTAAAATCACCAGTGCCAAGCGCCCAATCAGCAGAATCGGGGGTATAAATATAGTCGCTATTTCCATCAAGCAATAAACTTGCAGTTCCAAACTTATTTTGTGCTGTGTCTAATTGAGCAGTTCCAGATCCCGTCCAAGTCTTTCCAGACTCATCCGTAAAGGTATTGCTTTCGTCACTTCCATCAAAGTGCAGTAATGCTTTAGTATAGGAATCATCTACGCTCATTTAAAATCCTATGCGTTTGCGATACTGATTGTTGAATAAATCTTAAACGTATCAGTGTTTTCAACGGGCTTCCCCGCGCTGAACTTCGCATAACAGAACAACGTCCCACCGCCTGCCGTATCACTGATCGTGTCTGCATCCGTCCCGCCTCCAACTAAAGCCCCGCCGTAAAGCGTCTTTGTTTCAGTTGAGGTATAGACTGCTTTGCTGGCAGAGTTTGTAATAGACTTGGCGGTTGATTCAGCTTCGACAAAAGCCTGTCTATTTGCCTCCGAATATCCATCCCATTCGGTAAAACCCGGGACTGCGTAGGTCATTGTCGTTGCCGCCGTGGTATCGGTTTCAACGGGGAAAATATACCAAGTGGTAATCTGCGTCGCACCGTGAAACATGATATTGAGCCACGCATTAAATCCTTCGTCGGTAATGGTATTGTGGACGTTATACTCTCCCCATTTCAGATTGCCATCCTTATCATAACACTCGAAGTTCCACAACGAACCCGCTACGGCTTTTAAAAGCATATCTCTTTGGGACTCAACGCTTGCGCCCATTATTGCCTTTGCTCCTGATTTTTCTTCCATTTCATCCCCCTATGTTGCGATTGTAATATCTGTTTTTGCTATGGTGTCTGCATAAGGCGTTAAGGTGCAAGCCCCGTTAACCCTGACTACTATTTCATCCAAGAACAGGTCATGCCCCTGTCCGTCATATTCCATCGTTAAAGACCCTGTGAAAGCGGTGTCCACATCCGTTGACCCGTAATTTGTTCGGTAGATCGTGCCGTCTGCCGTTCCTCCAGCAACTTGTAATACTGCAAACTGACCGCTTGCCGCTTCTACTTCTGTATGGCATGAAAAGGGTTGTGTTAGGGTGTCCGTTGACCACTTGCCTGTTTTAACATCATACACCAAGAAGATATTTGGAACGGTCGCTGATGAACCTGAGACTATTCCTACCCTAATGACATTGTAAAGTGAGTCATAGTCAATCCAATGCTCTGTTTCATAGCCCCTACGAATACACTCAGATTCACGGGAGTCAAAGTAGTTCTGTATATCTCCAGACACACAGACAATATTCTTTCCGTCTGTCATGAACACACCGTACCGTGACAGGAAATAAGCCACTGTCCTACGAACTACCTTCTCGTTTGGATCGACATTCGGAACGTCCTCAATGACTACTGCGGACTTAGCGGAGAAGGTTCCAAGCACCGTTGAAAGCACTCTCTTTCCGAAGGTGGATGGAGAGTACCCTTCGATCAAAGTCAGGCATCCTCCGTCCTTTCCCTTTTCTTCCTGCCATACTAGGACTTCGTTATAGAACTTCTTGATACAGATTGCCCTGTTTGCCCTTCCGTCTCCAATATCCTGCAAGACTGAATCACTATTGGTTCGGGCGTCTATGCACATGGGAGCAGATGCCCCGGAGATAACAACGTAACCAGGAGTTTTCTCAAACGAATAAACGCATCTCTGCTTGAATGATGAAAGGGCGTAACACTTTCCGTATTCGTTCATTTCGTAATAAGGCATGACTTCTATTGAGGCAACCATATCGGTTGTTATGGTCTTATCAAAACTGACTTCGTACCAGTAAGTAAAGTATTGGGAACTTTGGAACATGGTAGGCTGTTCGTCAGATGGGTGGACAAATGTAACCCATCCATCAGAAGCAAAAGATTTGGAATCAACTATCGTGGAGTCATTGACGGAAACTGTAGCCCATGTTGTCCCGTTCCAATACTTAACAGCTATGGTTGTTGCGGCTGTCTCGTTGGGAATTTCTCCCACTGAAGCATAGAATCCCACTATCGGGTCAACCGAATTGAAATAGAACTTGTCGCTGGAAGTTAGACCTCCGATCTCTATTACTTCACTAGCATAATATTGATAGGTTGCTGTGGAGTTTATATAAACGTAACTCTCTATGGATGATACCGGCACACCATCCCAAACACTCTGAATCGCCATCCAGTCAGAATTATAGGTTACTTCACTTACCTCTACTTCTGAATCCAAAGCACCGGATGCTAAAGACAGTCTATACCAATAGCCGTTTGCTCCGAACATATACTTAGGCAGATGATCCGAAGTCATTGTCCATGTCATTGTCGCCCCTGTGGTAACTAAAGTAGCACCAGCAGAAGCAGTATTGTCTGTAAATGAAGTTACGCCCGTCCATGCACCATTCCAGTAGTGCATCTGTGCTACTGCGGCACTACCATTAGGCTTTGTAATTGTCCACGTTAAGGTGTCTGCCGGTGTTTCTGTGCGGATGAAGATACAGTCATAGTTAGCAAGTGTATCAAGTGAATCCAATACGGCTACTGTAGTTTGGTCACTGTCGGCAACTTCAATAGAATAATCATTGCCAAGTTTAGGTACGTCAGGGATTGCCGCAGCCCCTTTATAGACGATGAAGTTGGATACTCTCTCTGTTTCACCTGAGAAGATTCTCGGATAACCTGTGCCGTCAGCATATAAAAGATGATCGTCAATGACTGCCCACGAAGCAGGAAGCATTGTGCCTGTGGTATTATAGACACTCGTTCCAAAGGTAGTTCCTACCGTGGGAGGATTGTTGGTAGCTTGAAGAACATCCCCATCAGACATTTGAGCGAAGAATTTAATCTGACTCTGTTTTCCTTTGGAGAATCCGAAAAGGGTCATGACCTTATTCACACCATCAGCAGAGGTGTTCAGCTTAGCGCAGCCTTTTCGTTTGACGAATCCAGGCCTCAAAGGTCGCATATTGTTCAGAGCCGAAAACCCACCTAAAGGCAGTTGGTAAATCTCCCTTACAATGTCAATCCCGCCTTCAAGGATTTGGTAATCAAGTGCACCGATAAGCCTGCCGTCATTCAAGCGGCTATTAGCTCCTTTGACGGGAGTTAAAACAGGATCGGCTTTGTTGATGGTTCCACCTTTAATCATATCGTGTCTCCGAGCGTGCCGTGGGGAGATTGACTAAATTGTAGCGTGTTGTGTAGTTGAGTTCGCTTTGATAAATCTGTTTGTAAAAATCAGCGATAACCAACCTGCTTCTCTTGATGTAAGCCACATGACAGGCGTATAAAATTACTAAAGGTCTGAACGCCGGGTGGATTTCGGGGATTTGTGAATCAACGGTCAAGTCCGTGGGTGTGTCGTAGATATACCCGTTCAAGGTGTAAGTCGCATCCGGTAGAGGGTCTATGCCTATCTGTGCGTTTCCCTGCCACCAGTGTTTCGGAGCGCCGGAAGTGACTATATGCCCGTCTGCAACCGGAAGAATCTCAATCAGGGAAACGGGTGTGCTTGCGACATACTCCACGCTGTCCATATCGTATCCGGTATAACTTACTGTTCGTGTGCCGTTAGTCGTGCTTAAAGAATCTATGTTCTGGATACACCCGGCAAACTCGGATATTTCTCTTATCCCATCGTTTATAAAGTAATTCAGTTCAGCATCGGTAAATAGAACCGCTGAATCCTCAAAGAGCAAATCCCTTGTGCGTGTACGAAGTCCCTCTAGTGTGTAGGGATAGGTGTCTAAATTGAGGTTCGCTATTGTCCCCGTAAAGACAGTTGACCCCGCCCCGTCACCAACTGAACTTGCGCCCCAAAGGTATCGCCAGTCTTTCGACTCCGTGAGTGTCACTACTAAAGTGTCAACCAGTTCGCAATATTCCCTGTCGGTGTAAATGTAGCAGTATAAAGTCCCGTAAGTCCCTACTGCTTCATCCCTAACGATTCTCAAATAGTAATCCGTCGCCAAAGACAAAGCCGACGAAGTGTCCGTAGTGCTGGCGGTGTTATTCCTTTCCGTGAGGATTAAAGCGCCGTTTGTCCAGGCAAGTGCAATCAAGTCCGTGTTGGCGGTGATTAGCGTCCCGATGGGATTGGCAATCGAATCGCTCATGGCCCAAAGATAACAAGACTCTGTTCCCGTCCCGACCGTGACTTTGAAATTCAGGCTATGCTCGAAGTCGCCCGAAAAATAACTGGCCCCAAAGTCATACGTCAGTTTCATGGTTTCGTCGGTATCCAAAGCGGCGATGGTTAAAAGGTTCGCCGCAACCGTCAACCGTGAGGCTGTGTCAACTTCCGCATATCCGGTGTAGGTCTGTAAATTACTCATTCGCAACCGCCTCCGGTATGCTGGTTAAAAGCCTTGCGTCCTGTTTGGGGTACGTCCTTGTGAACTTCTTTAGCTGTATATCCTCGATGTATCTGTTGTAGGCATAGGCCGCTTGCTCTCTCCTGCCTTTCCTCATGTAGCATCTCGAAACGGCATACCAAATCAGGTCTTCGTGATAGGTAGAAGGGATAGAGGGTTCGTCTGTGTCGGAACTCATTTCCACTAAGGGATAGTCGGAAATCGTCGCATAGAGCGTGTAGGCAGAATCAGGGATAGGCTCAATAAGAACAAACCCGCCCCACTGTGTCCAGTATTGCGGTGTAGCTCCCGTAAGCGGAAGTCTGCCAAAGTGCTTCAATGTGATTTTGGGCAAGCCTATCCGCGTTCCCGAAACGGGAATATACTCAAGGTTCTTGACCTTATAACCGGAAAACGGAACCGACCTAGTGGAAGCCGTTGTGGTCAGGGAATCTATGTGTTCAAGACACCCCGTCTTGGCCGCAATATCTCTTTCAGCGTCGTTTATAAACCTGTTTAAAACGGTGCTGGTAAAGATAGAGGAAGTCGAAGCCTCGTTGGTTATCGTCAGAACCCGCGTTCTTAAATCTGAAAGGTCTGGATAGGCCATTCACGCTCCTACTGCGTTAATCCTTGTATGGGCTTAATCCTTGCTTCATTCTTGACTTGGCGTGTTCAACAGCTTTGCCAATCATCTCTGGCGTTGCCTTGCCACCACCAAGTAAAAAGGTCACTTCGTCTTTGGATAACGTCGGAACCAATAGGGGTATCTCTGTTTCTTTTCCGTCGAATGATACTCCAATGGAAAGTTCCGTTGATACCTTGCCGTCAGGACGTTTTAATTCCCCAAGCCAGCCCGTTCCTTTGGGTGTTCCATTATTCCTCAATCCATATTTGGAATTGAACAATGTGCCTCTTATTTGATTGGCTAACTCTGCTTGTTCGGGTGTTACGCTTCCAGCACTAGGGTCGCCTGATACAATTCTTCCAACAAGTGTTGCCTTAATATCGTTTTCGTCTTTACTGTAATCCCCAAACGATTTCTTTTGATTGTCGGTTAAATTAAAGTTCAGCGGTGTCTTGCTATTGCGTAGGTATAATCTAGTTAGCTCATTTACCTTAACAGCCTCTTTCTCGTTTGGTTTCAGCGGAGAATACGGGTTCATTATTATTTTGTTATCTTCTGCCGCCATTCCGCCGACATGGGGATTTGACTTGAAATAGGTATCTTCGCCCGGATATAATTTATCCCGCATTAAATAATCAGGGACGGCCCTTGTTTGTCTGGCGTTGAGATTGCTAGATAATTCCTCAACCATTTCAGGGTCAATATCCATTCCAACTCCTAGATGTTATCCCAATCAACCGCTTGTGGAAATTCAACCGGCGCTCTCCTGTCATATCGGTTCGCAATCAAATCAACATTCTCAATGACCATCTTACTTAAAAGGCTTTCCGCTGGCATACCCTCTGTCTTGGCTCCTCGGAAATACTTAACGGCGTATTCGGCAATCAGGTCGTCAAATAGCTCGTTAAACGGCAAAGTCGCTGTCGTGGTGGTGATAGAGGTCGGTCTTTGGAAGTAATCCGCCTTAATCGTGTAATCCGTAGAAGTATGAGGCGTTACATAGAACTTCGTGCCTCTGATTTTGTAATGCCGTGGTTCCCCAGAAGATGGATAGGCAATCTCAACATCCACAGAAGGTAGGGGGGTTAAGGTATAATCTTTCCCGTCAATATAGGGTTTCCCCTTCAATCCCCAAAAGTCGGTGGGTAAATACCCAAAGGAAGCGTCAGATGTAATTGTAACATCAGACCCAGCTAAAGCCGCCGTAACTGCATCGGTAGCAGATAGGGTCAAAGTCCCTGCTACTGCCGTTGCAATCTTGAACGGGCCTGCATTACCGGAAGCGTCCGTGGTGATAGGCATATCCGCCACAAAACCCTCTGTAACGAAAGCACTGTCGGAATCGGTTATCGTGTCCGGCCCGGTATCCGCAAAGGCAATCGTGTCGGAAGTGTATTCGACTTCCGCAAAGACTTTCACTTCCATTTGGCCGGTGATTAAATCAGACTCCAAAACATACAATCTTTTGGCGATAGTCCTGACGGCCTGATCCACAACATGAACCAGGTCGTCAATGGTCACCTGTATGTCAGGCCTGTATTGGATATAACTGTAAATATCTGCTACAGTGGACATTTAAGCCCCCAAGAAGATTACTTTCATTGAAGTCAAGTCAGACAAATCCTCACCGTTCTTCACTTCCAAAGGAACAGTCTCAACCTCAGACTG